ATGCCGTTCAAGCCCCATGTCAAAACCACTGTTCCGACCTCCGAGACAGTGATTTGGCATTACCTGGATCTCGCCAAGTTCGTCTCGATGCTGGAAGACAACGCCCTGTGGTTCTCGTCGATCGCAGTCCTCGCCCAAACCGACCAATGGGAAGGAGTCTTTCATCGCAAACTCCGGGAAATGTGGCGGGAACAAACGGGAGGAGGAACCAACGATCTTGATCACAGCAGCCAGCACGTCCGGGAGCGGGCGTTTATCACATGCTGGCACATCAACGAAAACGAATCGGACGCAATGTGGAAGCTCTACTCGAAAGGCGGCAACGATCTTGTGATCCGATCGACGTTCGGGAAGCTCTGCGAGAGTTTTAGCGCTTGCGCTGAGACGATTTATGCGGGCGAGGTCGAGTACATCGATCACGCCGATTACGACTACAAGGCCAAAATGCTTGATGTCGCTCCAGGGTCAAAGATCCTAAACATCACTCCGGTCGTTCTCTTCAAGCGACTTAGCTACGCCCACGAACGGGAGCTTCGTGCTTTTTACTATACGGAGTCTCCAGCACGTGGCCCTGACACTCCGGGAATGCCCATGTTCGTCGACCTGAAAGCGCTCTTCAGTGAGATACGGGTCTCGCCACGGTCGGACGATTGGCTCCTCGATCTCGTCACCAAAATCATGGCGAGGTACGAGTTCGAGGTTCCGGTGAAACGATCGAGCATGAAGGACGAACCGGAACTCTAGGGCTGGCCGTGGACGAGTCGCCTTCACTCCTCGAACTTCAACTTGCCTTCCTTGAGGTCACTTTTCCGTTTGTGCTTCTTGGCCTTTCGGAATGTCACGTTCGTCTGACGGATCGGTGGCATGTCGATCTTGCGTCCATCCAAGAGTTCTTCAATCGTGAGAATCTGAATCCGGGGGTGGCCCTTCCGTGTCCAAGGCGACTCGTAAAATCCCGCCGATGCCGCTTCGGTAATCATTGCCTTCGTCGGTTTCTCCAGCGTGATGACCACTCCGATTTCTGCCTCTTCCCGTTTGATGACTCCGACCAAATCTCGAATGTGGGGAGAACTGACGCCTCCCGATTTCACAGAAATGATGATCGTTTTCGTCGCCCCACCTTCCGCCTCATCATGGAAGAACAATCGCCCGTCAATTCCCCGATCGGCTCCCTTTTTCCTCTCATCCATTCGTGCGCCGACCAGTCCAAGCGCCCACCATTGGAACTGATACCGGTCCTGTTCAGCCAAGGCTTGTGCATCTTCGACCGATTGAGGTTCGCCGATTACTTCGTATTCGATCCCATCCCCGAACGAATCACGCAAGCGATGACGAATCAAGCCGATCGCTAGATGGGTCACGTCAATTCCGATCCAATGCCGATCGAGTTTTTGTGCGGCAGTGATTGTAGTTCCGCAACCGCAGAATGGATCGAGGACAACTCCACCTTTGTCGCTGCTTGCGGCAATCAGCCGTTCCAAGAGGCCCTCGGGTTTTTGAGTGGGGTATCCGAGTCGCTCTTGGTCCCTTGGCGAGAGCCATCGAACATCGGCATCAATTCCCTCTTCGGTTCCAAAGACGGTTCCTTCGGTGTAAGGCTGATAGGCCCAAATATCCTGAACTGCCTGCCCGTCGTTTTCGGTCAAGTACCGCTCATACATGGGCCAAGCCTGCCCTTTGATGATCTGGATGCAGCCGAGTTCCAACATCTTGTCGAGCTTCTGGTGTTGCGTCATCCCTTCGAGGCTGACACCGATCTCCAGTAAATCAGCCACGACAGCGCCGGGAACTGCCCAATGTCGGCCTTTGGCTGTTGGATCAAATCCTTTCCAAGGTTTGCCTGATTCCCCGCCTCTCGTTCCCGATCCGGTGAGCACATTCCCGTAGTAGGCCGTTTTGTAGCCTTTGTCGTCTTTCTCAAAATACTCCTTGATGTGGCCTTTCATGTACGGCCGCTTCGGATTGTTCCAAGTGAAGGTGTCAGATTTCGTGTAGAACAAGAGGCTATCGTGGATCGGCCCATACCGGTGCAATTTGTTGTGCGCTCCGGTTCGCCTCCAAATGATCTCATTGCGGAAACAGCCCGGCGTGAAAACCGCATCCATGATCATTTTGAGGTAATGACTCGCCGATGGATCGCAATGAAGGTAGATGCTTCCCGTGGGCTTCATCGCCTTTCGCAATTCTTTCAGGCGAGGGGCCATCATCGACAGATACGCAAGCATGTCGCTTGTGCCGAGAAACTTCCGAAGGGCCTGGAGAGCGTCTGAGACCTTACCGCCCTCTTCGACGCATTCCGTCCAAGCTCTGGCAGCGTTCACATCCCACGTCCACGTGTCCTGAAACGCTCGGATCTGTGCAGCCGCTCCGGTTCCATCCCGCTCAGAAAACAGGACGTTGTAATCCTGATCGCTCTTGAACGGAGGATCGAGATAGACCAAATCAACGGATTCTTCGTCGATGTGCTCTCGAAGAATCTCTAGGTTGTCGCCGTAGAAAAGGACGTTATCTGCCACGACAATTCCCCGGTTCGGCTGTTGTTTGGCAACTTGCGAGGCCCGGCTATTGTCCACATCGGCCACACCACGTCAATCTGATCCTGAAGTCGTGGTTGGTCAGGCCGACTTTTCCAGTTGAACAAGCCTCTTGAACCGAACGTGCCTCTTGAGCTTCTTGGTCACGGCATAGACCTTGATGACCTCGCCCTTGATGTAGACATGACTGTCGTAGAGCAGTTGCTCCGCTAAGACCTGGAATCGGAAGAGCGGCACGTCCTCTGTAATGAACTGATTGCGAAGTCGGGCCAGAAGCTCGTCCAGTTGGGCCGTTTTGAGTTTGAGCCTTCGGCAGAGCGCCGACTTGTTCATTCGACCGCCCCTCGTAAACATCCCCGGCTCGTGCATCAGGGTGTCGACTAGCCCCCGGACTTCCGGGTCCGTCACCTTTTCGAGGAGTTCATTCACCTCGAACGTCTCAATCGCCTTGTTGAAGCAAATCATTTTCTCGCTCACCCCGTAGATATAGGAGTGGCGGGAATTCCCCGATCACGAAACCTGCTCGAAATGTTCGGTTCTGAACGAGCAGGTTTTTTCTTTGCGCCGCCCCTAACTAGGGGGTGCCATCAATCGCAGTCAACGCCGGGTCTGCAGGAGTTCAGAACTTTCACACGGGGACCGTCACGTGGTCTAGCACCACGAGTGCCACAGGTGCCAGCGACGGCTCGTATGCCACGGGCGGATCATTTGGATCGGGCACAGTCGGAGACTCGCTCGATTTCTGGAACTTCAACGTCAGCATTCCAGCCGGTCAAACCGTCAACGGTCTCCAACTCGACATCGTTGCTAGAAAAACACAGATTAGCGCAAGAGCAGTTAGCTTCACTTCCTGTAACTGTAAGATCAACGGCATTCTCGGTACGCCCACGGTCAACGTGAATGGCACGGCATTAACGACGAGTGCCGCAACTTACACTTACGGAGGACCGACCGATTTATGGGGTCTGTCAGGCGGCACGCTTTCACAATCCAATATCAACAGCAACACCGAAAACACCGGGCCGACCTTCGGAGTTTGGTTTACTGGTGGGGCTGGTGCTTCCGCAGCAACGCCCGATGTCGATGCCGTTACATTGACGGTCTATTACAGCCCGGCTTCAACGTCCGGTCCACCTAACCCGATCAATCTGTATGGTGGCAAAGTTGGTGGGTCTGAAATGCTTTACACGGGGCCGACGAAGACGATCACGGCCTACGGCTTTCGTTAACCGCCAGACCATACAAACGGGTCGCCGATGCGAACCATAAAGCTAATGCCTCCGGCAGCCGTCCCGACAATTTGACCAACGTCGCCCGACGAGAATCCTCCCGACATGGCATTGCCCGACATATTCTGTAGTGTCCCGGATCGCCCGCACCAAACCGGTTGACCGATAGCGGTCATTGAGCCGCTACCGACAGTCACGATCCCTCGATCGTAAATTTGTGCGACCGTACCCGACACCACGTTGTCATAGACGATCCCGATAACCGGCATTCGACCGCTTACACCCGCCATTGCGATTTGTAGGCCACCGGTCGGCGTGAACGATACAGCACGCACACCCGAAATCAATTCGACCGTAGTTTGTGAATAGATGGGAGCGAGGAAGCCCGTATTTCCAGATTGCGGCACAAGGCCGCTTGTAATCACTTGTGGCATTCCTGATGCGAGAGCAGACATGCCGATTGAACCGGCAGCGATGCTGCCAGAAACAACAGAGTTGTTGGCGAGTTGTCCAGAGTTCACCGCACCACTCGCAAGCGCAAATTGACCAATGATCCCCGAGGCGAGATTTCCACTTGTCACAGCCACATTACCGATGTAGCCGGACGTGATGATGCCCGAAGACAGAGAAGCCCCTCCACCGCCAGACCATCCGGCAAAGCCAGAAGCCATCGAGAAGATCGAGATCGAGCCAGACGCAATCGAGCCGCTGACAACAGAAGCGTTGCCGAGATATCCCGAACCAATGATGCCCGAAGTCAAAGTGAACGTCGCCGGGATCACTCCCGAAGCCAAAGCATTGAGGCCAATTTGACCACTGGCGATCGACCCACTGACAACAGAAGCATTGCCAAGGAAACCAGAAGTTACGGAGCCAGAACTGAGCGAACCGCCTCCTCCTGACCAACCAGCAAACCCAGAAGCCATCTGGAAGAAGCCAACAGCCCCAGAAGCAATCAAGCTCGTGACGATGGCTCCAGGGGCCATGTCGTTCGTCGAGATCGTTCCCGAAGCGATATTGAAGGCCCCGCCTCCCGCCTGCCCCATGACAGCGCCCGAAGCGACCTGACCACTATTCACCGCACCGGAAGCCAGAGGGAATCGGCCGATCGAACCCGAAGCATAAGCTCCAGAAGTCACGGATTGATTGCCGAGTAACCCTGAGCCCACGGCCCCCGATACCAAAGGATCGAGGAGACCGGAGCAAAGATGGTTCTGGCAGATTTGACCAGAAGCAATCGACCCGCTGACAACAGCCCCGTCGAAGATATCGAACAACTGCACACACCCCGAACTCAAATGAGCGGGGCCAATCTGTCCCGAAGCGATGCTCCCAGACACCACAGCGCCATTGCCCAACTCGCCGGATGTGATCGTGCCGCTGTTGATGACGGGCGCACCTGATGCGAGAAAAACACCTGATGCGAAATGCATGGGGCAAATTTGACCCGAAGCAACGCTCCCGGAGATCACACAGGCATTCGACAATTGACCGCTCTGCACACAGCCCGAACTCAAATGATTCGGGCCAATCTGCCCCGAAGCGATATTGCCAGAGCCGACAGCGCCGTACTGAATCTGCCCGCTGTTAACAGCGCCGGAAGAGAGGTTGAACTGGCCAACGATTCCAGAAGCCAACGCATTGGGTCCAATCTGGCCCGAAGCGATGCTCCCCGACACCACAGTGCCATTGCCGAGCATTCCTGATCGGACTTGCCCGGAGTTGATCGTCGGTGTCGACAGCAACCCGGAGACAAGTTGGCTCTGCGTGATCGACCCCGAAGCAATACCGAAGATTTGCCCTGACCACTGGATTTGAGAAATCCAAATCGCAGGGGCATCGAGGACAACTTCGGCTCCCGGTTGAAACACCGGATACGAGCCGCTGATCGAGGACTCCAGCAATCCGCCAGACAGAGGCGTGACGTTGCCGCTGGCGGCAGTCGCTTGGAACGTCGCCCAATTTCCAAAGTTGTCTCGGATACGGCCGAAGCACGGATATCCTGAGCCATTGGCCCCAAAGCTCTGATAACCAGAAGACACCCCGCCAGAATTGAGGCTGAAGGGTGCGCCTGAAGAATTGGTTGTCTCTCGAACCAAATCGAAGAACTGCGGAGCGAACGTCATAACGGTATTTAGTCCTGGCTCAGCAGAACTAAATACCCTTATGGCACTCGGATTTGGTCCTCTGTCGGATAAGGCGATCTCAGATACAGCTTTAGGCAGAATCTTCGTTGAACTCGGACATGGGGGAGTAATTTGTGGCGGGCTGGCGAACGTCGATGCCTCCAATGAGCGGCAAGTCGGCGCTGCGATTGTCTTCTACCACACTGGGGCGACCTACGAGGGACAATTCCAACTCGAACAAAGCCTGTCACTAGGGGGCCATCGCTCGGGTTCGATCAGTCCTCGTTGTGGCGTACTTGAGGCACAAGCCGTCCCTAATGTCGATATCCTCGACGCCTCGCATCAAATCGGCAGGGGAAACCTGACTGTCCTTGGGGCATCCCTCCTCTACACGGGTCCAGGAGCCACAGTTGGCGATCCTGTGCAGCCCATTCTTGGGATTCCCGTGACGGTCGAGGACTCGCTCAATCAGTGGGTCGTTGTCCAGCAAACCACGAATGCACCTCTTCAAGGTTCGGGCTCTGCCGAATTCCATGAGCAACTGAACAATGTTTGGGGCGCATCCAATGGCACCACAGCAGGAGAGACCACGTACCGGGGTGTCATCCTCCGCAACAACGCTCTCGACAATGTGACCTCGATCACGCTGAGCGTTAACACCCTGGCAAGCACCTCTTGTCTTCAGCCGATCATCGGAACCGGAGCCGGGAAACTCTGGGGCCAAGATTTCACGAGCTTCCCGTGGCAAGGCTGGATCTCGCTGACGAGTGGCGAAGCCATGTATTACTCGTCACGGGGCGATCAGTACCTCAATGTTCCGGCCGCTGGTCGAGGAGTCCTCGGGACAAGTGCCCAAGCGGGCTCCTGGACCGACACGATTACAGCCATACCGCCGATCATGCTGGCCCTTGAAACGCCATCGAGTGGCGCAATTCAGGGGCCGCTCGCAAACGAAACCACATCGCCGAGCGGCCTTACATTTGTAAATTCGGTCACGATTTCCAGCCTGACGCCCTGGCAAGAAATGGGCTTGTGGGTCCAGCGACAACTCCCGTCCGGGATGACAGCGGCTCCTTGGTTCGAGAATGACATCTCGCTCCAGTTCACCCTCGATGGTGTCACGTACAACGATTCGCTCGTGGGGGCCTTCCGAGTGAGTAACTCAGCCCTGGCGAGGTACGAAGTCTCGTACGCTGTTGGCCAACCGCCAGACCTCACTCAGCCCGCCAACGAAACTTTTTCGTCGTTGCCCTACACGACAACCGGAACTTTCGCAGCGAACGAGAATGTTTACCTGAGCACCAATCTCCGCAACGTGGAGAACCTCGTCAGCGAGAACACAGATTTTTACGTCCTGTCGATCGGGAGCGGAGGTACTCAGCAGAATTTGCCTCCCTCAGCGCCGACAACGACCCTCGATGCTGTCGGTACGGAGTTCCAAATCCAGAGCTATTACTTCGACCTCAGCGACCAAAACCCGGCCGATCAGTTCGCCATTTACATTTCGTTCAACACCGATGATCCGCTGAGCCAAACTCCGATCATGGTCGATGTGCGTGACCTTGGGCCGTACGACTACCTGAATTACGTGACGGCAAGCCAGACGATGGGCACGACTGCGTACGTGTGCGTGAAAATGTACAGAAGCTCGGACGGCGTTTATTCGCAGAACAGCAACGTCCTCAGCGTGACGAGTCAGGTCACAGACTTTGGGCCAGCACAATTGAAGGGCTTCGCCCGCTACATATTCGAACAACGCAACTAACGGAGGATCATGCCGAGCATCTTCAACCAACCAGGATCAGCCCCAGTCGTCCAATACAACAGCAGCATCGTCGAGACTGCCGAAGAGTGGGGCGACTGGCAATTTCTGCCGTACCTCGTTTGCAATGAGGCAGAAATCGCCCTGGCTCCTGACACCGGAAGAGCGACCTTCGACTACCGTACCGGTTTCATTGCTCCCGAAGATGATCCTGGCAATCCCAGTCAGTTCGATCCAGTGGATTTGGTCGACCAGTACGTCCGAGTCTCAATTCAGCAACCGTTCTCTGATCCTGTGCCTGTGTTTTGGGGCATCTTCTCCAGCCAAACCACAGTCAGCATGTCGACCACGAACGCAGCAGGCCCGCAGAATTTCCAAGCGCAGGGGATCGAATATCTCCTCGACCGTTGCCCGATTGCCGGGTCCAAGGCGATCAAACCGAACCCGAGCGGAGGCAGCCCCACAAATGTAACGGTCTCACTGAACACAGCGATGAGTTTCAACCGGAAACCTACGAAGGGCAAAGTCCTCGTTGGCAATCGCAGCAAGAACCTCGGACCCGATGGCGTGTACATGTTTTCCGGGTACGGAGCCAAATGGACCAACCTTCAGATTGCGAATCACCTGCTCCAATACTGGGGGCCTGACAATGTGACGTTCCAACTCGTGGGCCAGACCGATCCCCTCGACCAGATGATTGCGTATCACGACTTCAAAGAGGGGACAACTCTTTGGAAGGCCCTCTGCCAACTCATCGACCACCGGAAGGGTCTCATTATGATCCCCTACGTTGGCGATGACGGGACTGTGTACATCTACGTCGACACCGTTCAGGACGTGCCGATCCAAGTGGCTGGCCTGACGATCCCGCCCAACTCGAACCCTGTGCAGTTCACCCTGCCATCGAGCCCGCCCTACGACCAAATGGTCGACGATGTGCCGATCTCGAAAACAGACCAGACCAACTACGGCAACATCATCGTGCAAGGGGCGCTGGTGAAGATGATGTTCCCGGCGAGCTTCTACAACTCGCCCGCTTGGCAGCAGTTGATCTTCCCCCCGGATCAGGGGAACCTCCTGCACGCAGGAGATTACTACCAGACCCAGTACCTCACGGGCGTCCCTGGAGGCAACGGTACGCCTCAGCAGAACGATACGGAGCGTGCGAAGGACAAGTACAAGGATGTCTTCCAGCGCTTCAAGGTCGATTACAAGTGGGACGGGAAACTGATCAACTCAACACAGGCAGGAGGGAACGGCAAACCCGTCAACACCATGCCGATCCCGTACCCGGATGGGACGATCGACATCACTCCTCCTGACGGAGCCAAGCAGCAGTTGCCTACGGATGTACCCGGAGCCCAGTTCGTCTTCTTCGATCGACTGTACTACAAGCGACTGCCGATCAGACAGGGCGTCGACTACACGCAAATCCCGCCTGTGGACAACAACCCGGACCCGAACACGGCTGAGCATGTGCCGATGTTCGCCCTGTACTACGACAAGGACAACGGGGCGAATCACATGGCCGATACCATGTGGCACAAGATCGAGAGGTTCAACAAGGACAACAAGGCAGTCAAGAGCCTGACTCTCCACAAAGCGGACACCGAATTAGGCGTTCACATCGAGGCGACCCCGAACCATTACCTCGCCTTGAATCACTTTCAAAATGCGAACCCGACCAATACTCAGCCCGAACTCGACTACACGAACCTTGTCGTGGTTGGTGCGATGGACGTGCCGTGTCGCCCGACTGTGTTCTGGCAAAGTCCATTCGGGGGCAATCGTACGAAGATCGCTGTCCTTCCTTCGTGCCGGTTCATGTTCGCAACTCCCGGATGTCCGCTCGATGTGGACAACAACGGGAAGCTCGTCACGATGCCCGCCGACGATGACGGCTCGTACAACCCGATCGTCCTCGATGACGATCACACGGTTCTTCAGCAAATCGCTGTTGAGATGGCCGCTTGGTTCGGTGCTCCTCGCCAGACGATCAAGATCACCATCAAGCAGCCCGGAGTTTACGTACCGCTCGGCAGCTTCCTCGAACAAATGAATACGGCTTATTCGACGGAGCCGATCGGCACGCTGATCAACAAAATCTCGATCAACTTCGACACACAGGAGACGACGATTCAGACCGGTTTCGAGAGCCTCGATTATGTCCACCTCTTGGGTCGAGCCGAAGACCTCGACGAGGAAGAGGTGGCGCAGTGACAAACCTGAGAGACCTGGACGAACGACTGACAAGGATCGAGGAAGATTCGTACGAGGCTGTGCGCTTGGCGAATTACGAGCCCGGCGTGCAAGTCCAACTCGTGACGACGCAACAAGACCCAGACAAGAACTACCCGCCTGCCAACACGACGGGCATCAATCAGACGTATTGGGGCAAGCCACTCTCGACGGTTGCTCAGAGCAACGGAACTTCTGGCGTTGGGGGGCTCAGTGGGGCGGATGGACTCTACTTCACGAATCTGGGTTGGGGTTACATCCCGATCAACTCAACCGTAGAAATTGCGCAGGACGGACCAGCATGGTTCTGCACGATCAATTATCCGAACAAACTTCTGGGCACGTCCTCGATCGACATCAATCCTCAGATGGGACCGTTCATCTTCCCGAACCCGCAGATCACTTTGACGCTGCAGGACGGAACATTTCTGACAACGCCTTGCAACAACCCTTGGAAGATCATGGCCCCTGCTGGTTATCCCCTTCAGGTCGAAGCCTGTGGCTGGAGCGGGCAATTCAATTTGACGGGACCACAAGGAACGATCGTTCTTCCAGCCACGATCAACACCGACGTTGCTCCAGGGGGGACAGGCTTGGTAACCCCGCAGATGATTACCACGAGCGGGCTCTTCGCCCCTTGGACGGCAATCGGACAGGTCACAGCAAATGACGTGGCTGCGGTCGGTGCATTGTCGGGAAAAACTGGCTTCATCATGTATGTGGGTCAGTGGGTTCTCTTGCCCACGAACCCCTGCGCATAAAGGAACGCATGACGACTTGGGACAACACTGGAGCAGGAGGAGTCATCTTTGGCGGCAAGGCTTACGTCTCCGAAAGCAGAGTGACTCAGAATCCGCCCTGTGGCTGTTGCCGCAATATCCTCTGCTCCAAGAGCGTCAACGATAGCGGACTGCTCCCGTTCCCGCTGCCACTCACTTGGACCTTCACGATTCCAAGCGATAACGAAACGTGCTGCGCCTTCAATGAAACATTCGAGCTTTACTACAGCGGGACGATTACTCAACTGGGGAACCAAAATCAACCGGGAGTGATTGCGGGCTGTTTCCTCAGTTGGAGCGGTCCCAACACTTGCAACGGACCAAATGGCTTCGGACCAATGAGCCTCGTTCTCTCGGGTCTAGGCCCGCCAAGTTATCCCGTTGGAACCGTCGCCGCCGTGTTGACGATCGGGACTGGCTTTCAGAACGTGGCCTACGAAAGTCTTCACTTTCAAGACGGGACGTTCATCCTCGACACATTGATTGGAACTTCGGAGAGTTGCTCGCTCAACTTTGGTGGATCATGGAACGACACATTAGTTCCCACTCATACAGCATTTCCAGTCTTTACCTATCAGACTGTGAGGCATCCTTGTACGCCATCAACCAATTCGCCTAATGGGTCATTTGTCATTGGCTATCAAGGAGGAGCCGTTAGCACAAACAACTTTACCTATGATACTTCATCGGGAGATTTCTCGGGGACAATCTCAACGGGCGGAACATTTACAGGGACGTTCAACTTTACAACTGGGCAGATTGTAATAACAACTGCCGGAAACTTATTCACAAGCAGCCAGTCCATCAACTGCACCGTCCAATACAGCACTCCGAGCGACTATCCGGCCTCAATCACGCTCGAACCACAAGGCGAGCTTGATTGTCCGAGTTGCTCCGATGCTGGGAACACGTGTAACAACTTTCAGATCATCGTCACCAAAGACCTTGTCGTTGCTGGCGGACCAACAGTCCATCCAGGAGCTTACTCTTTGATTCTCGGAACCGGTTACACGGATGTTGCCGGAGCCGGTTACACGAGCATTGGTTGTGGCGTGTGTCAGTGGAATCAAGCTCATTTCACGGGAGGAGTCGGTTGGATGATGACTCAGGGGACGCTCTCCTACGGCATCAATCCAACGGTCGCTCAGATCACTGCCAGCGCCCCAACGCATCGAGCGGGAGCCGCTTCGGCGTTTGAATGTTTGTGGGTTTCCTACATGGAATGGGACATTGACACAGACTCCGGGCTTCCGAAATGCTGCGGTCCTACGGTGATTGCTGACGGGCTTACGATTTGGCCTTCACTCAATGGGGGTGGGGGACAGCGAAGGATCTGGAAGCCACGAATCGGAGGAGGAGTGAATGTTGGGGGAATGGCCGACGAGAGCTATGTAAAGGGGCAAAATTGATTGAGTGCGACCTGGAGAGGATTGAGGGCGGTTGGCGTTGTAAACGAGAAGGCTGTCCGCTGGTTCATTACAGCGATGAGAAACCGCTTACCCGCTGTCTGACCGATCCAGGAAACCCCTTCAGCCCGAACTACGTGAAACCGTCACGAGGCTTGGGCGATACCGTCGCCAAAATGATCAAGAAGTTCGGCCTCGCACCGAAAAAACCCTGTAAACCCTGTGAACAGCGGAGAGCCTGGCTTAATAACCTCGTGCCCTACGACACTACGCCGCCGCAATCGTAATCGTGCCGTTGTTGTTCAGCGTGTAGGTCACATTCGGCACGTCCGGGTGTCGAACGATTGTGATGTCCCAACCGATCGGCGTACCGGGATTGTTGGCCGCATCGATCGGCACAACCTGAAAGTCGTAGGTCTGCTGGTCATTGAGCCAAGCGGTTTGGAACAACGAGTTGCCTTTGCCCTTTTCAGGCACCGTCTGAAGTGTGGTCCAGGTCGACCCGATTAGCTGCTGAACTTGGTATGCCTGCGAATTCTGGATCTCCCTCCAGTTCAATGTGCATATCCCTGGAGCCGCATAATGTGGGATGCCATGATCGATGATCTCGATGAAGGGCGAGGAGCCCGGAGCAATGGCGACTCGAATTTCGCCCGTGCCTGTGGGAGACACGATCGGAGTGCCGACTTGCTGCCCAGCGACGTAACAGGTGAAAGTCACAGGAGGCACTCGCTGCGAACGGAATTTGATTTGCCACAGCGAGGCGTCGATTTGGTTGATGGCCGTCATGATGACCTGAGTGTCGTTCGTCTGAGCGAAACTTCCGCACTTGATCCCGCCTGAGCCTATGTTCGTGTAAACCGTCATGTCGCCCTCACCCACCAAGTTGAGAGGACACGGAACTCCCAGCCCAAGGACGTAAAGATGAGTTTCGGAAGTTCCGATACCTCCACGTCCTCGATCATCATGCCCGTATAGTCTCCAATGCCCCCGATTGCGATGGTCTGAAGAGTCCCGATTAGTTCGGCGTATGCCCCCTCCGCTGCTATCGCCTCGGTGTTCTCCGGGAAGATTGCCTCCCCATTGAGGACGCACGTTTTTCCCTTGGGAGGATCAATGCGCCATGCGGAGCCCTCGACACCCTTGCGAGAAATGTCCTCCAGGACGGTTTTCGAGACACCCACCTTCCCGTGGAGCGAAACAAACAAAAAGTCTCCGATCGCATCTGCCATGTCAGTTGTTCATTCCTGTTTTTGCTCGCCGATCCTTGAAGGATCTGAGTTGATCCTTGGATACGGAGAGGTGTTCCTTGGTGATTTGAAGTTGCTCCTCCTGCATCTTCAGTTGACGCTTCTCGATGTCCGTCATTTGCTGGCCCCCCGGATGAGCAGTAAGGATGTTCTCTCGGGTATTGGCGAGTTTCGCCGTCAGTTGAGTGACTTCTGCCTGAAGCCGTTTGACCTCCTGCTCTTGTGGGGTCGCTTCCCAAGCGTGCTCAATTCGCTCATGCCGCAGCGAAGGCACAGCAGGCGCAACCTCACCTCGCCAACTCACACCGGTTCGTTCTCGTGGTCGACGGGAATCGTTGTATTGCCTGATAGCTTCTTCGTACGCTGGCCCCAGCCCCGGCCCAAATCGATCCTCGGGGTGAGTGCCGTCGAAGATTTTCATCAGGTCTTGCCCACCACCGGCACGCATTCGCAGATCCCAGTTCACCAGCTTCCGACGAATGGCCGTGTAATTTTGGGCCTTCATCGCACTGTCCATGAACTTGATCAGATGCTCGTTCTGCTCAACGAGCCCGCCCCCCTGATCGAGTGCCGCCAACTGCTCTTCCAATTTTTCACGGGCTTCCGTCCTCGCTGATCCTCGACCAGCAATATCCTGTGCAGCCTCGATCCTCGACTTATCGCCAAGTCCTCGCACAAAGTCTGCCGCCTCTCCTTGTCGACCCAGCAAGGCCCGCCCCACGATCCCTTGCCGTGCCGGGAAAAGTTTGCCGAGCTTTAGCTCCCGCTCCTGGGGACTCATTTGGCCCAAGGCATCGTTCAACGTCGAGAAGGCCCCGATGACATTGCCCTGACCGAGCTTCTCGTTGAAGGCGTCAGAGACAGCCACTCCCATCGCCTCCTGTCCGGCTTCGGATTTGAGGTGGAGAAGGATTCGCTGAAGACCTTGAGCAGCCTTTTCCCTTCCACCAGCATGAGGAGCGATGGCGTAGATTTCGGCCAACATCTGGTTGGGGTCGACGCCCAATTGTTCGGCAGAAGCCCCCACCTGTTGCTGCATCGCCAGATAGTCCGAGCCTTTGTTGAGTCGCAATCGGCCAGCCACGTTCGTAGCAGGCACGGTTGCTCTGGCCATTTGGTCTCCACCGATTTGGTCGGGCGTATATCCCTTGTCCTGGAGTTGGCGCACCATCGCAATTCCGAAGTCGGCCAGTTGCTCATCGCCCATTCCAGGGATCGCACGGCCACCCTCGATGACTTGCTTCATCACTTCGGGCATGTGCTCCTTCGTGATCCCCTGTGAGAACAAGGCTTGATAAAGCTCTGTAGGAGCCTCCAATCCGGCCATGTTGTACTGACGGGCAATCGGCGTGAGGACGTTCTGACGAACCTCCTTGAAGTCCTCGTCCTTCATCAGGGCTTGCACCTGGAGCTTACGTGCAACCTTGTCGTACTCAACCTGCGTGCGAACGATCTCCTGATTCCACTTCTCTTGGGCCTCGATGAAGCTCTCGATCATTTTCAGAATGCCGCCAACCGACAGGCTGATACCAAGAGCGCTGATAGCGGACTTGGCCGAACTCATCGCCTGAGTCCAAGCCTCGTTCTTGGTTTTCAGTTCGTCGAGTTGCTTCTTCAGGGCGTCTCGTTCGGAAATCAGCCTCTCCGTAGCGACCTTGTTCTCCATCAACTGCTCGGTGACTTGTCGAATTGCCCCAGCCGCATCCCGCATCGCTGCGACTGTCGCCCGTCCCATCCGCTCCCCGCCCTGAGTGATTTGGTCGAATGCATCGGCAGCGCCCGTCGCATCGCCGTCGAAGATCATCGTCGACTTAGATTCAATTGCCATACGGTATATAGGGGTATGAGTTGCCCAATCTATTTCATCCCTGGCAAGAGACTCGTAATCGGTAATGCGAACCAGATTCCGAAGGAATGTAAGCTCGACGCCGTACTTGATGGCGTCGGGGCTTTTGCTCCGTTGTCCTGGCCTTCTGGTCCCGGAGATCAACCGGGAATGCTGCTCTTCGTCCAGCCCGCTCCAGAGAGCGGAGGTCAACAGGCCACTTTCAACTACGATCCCACAGTCCAAACCTGGAGACCTGTCGAGAGCGAAGACGGCAAAGTGACTCACTGGATCGGTTGGGAGATCGAGCGGCCCCCAACCAGCAGAGACTTGATTCGCCCCCAAATCACAGAAGGTTTGCCGTTGAACCTCAACGGCTCACCGTACGTGATCCCGCTGGCAAAACTTCCTGACACCGACCTCAGCCAACTGCCTAAACGATTCGTTTGGCGCAAGGGAGGAATTCAGCAGGTCGTCAAGGATCGCTATGCCGACATCTGCGTCCGATGTCAAAAGCAATTCGAGTGGATTCTGACCCACCTCGGAATCGAAGCCTTGTCGAATCTGGAGGCAGAAGATTTTGTCTTCGAACCCTACGAGCGGTTTTACCTCTGTGCCGATTTACTCAACGTGAATTATCGAGTGAGCGGCCCGGAGTGCTGTGAATTGGGAATCGTGGACAGCAAGAACATGTGGTACATCATCAAGTACAGCATTGGATGGCAGTATTGGGAGGCAGAGCAGAGAGTCCGAGCCCCAAAAGAGGAGCCGGGCAAGGCCCCGGCCACACTATCCGCTACTTGAATCATCGCCTGTGGAAAGCGGGACTTCTTCCGGGATATGAGCCGTGTCTGATTGATTGGCTGTGGTTTGCAACGGAACTTCGTTGAGCACGGCGTAAATCTCGTCAAGCAGCGTCCGCACTTCTGTGTTGATGTACTCGATAAACTCTTGGTCGGTCAGTTCGTCAGTGCTCATGCCGCTTGCTCCGTTCTCGTCTCGATGATCCGATCCGCCTCGATCCTCCAGGCAAGCCTCGTCCTGCGTTTCATGTTCATTCCGCTTCTCAGCGAATCCATGATGTAATCGAAGGCGACTTGGTGCATCGCCTTGAATTCATCGTCTCTCAGGCGACCCAATTCCCCAGCGTGATCGGTCGTAACCGGGTGAGGAACGGGCAGAGGGACTTTGACTTGTTGTCTCTTCGTTGTGGCTGTTGCCTTGATGTTGAATTCCGAAGGATGTTTGCTGAGTAACTGGTTCATGGTCAGACCCGACCAGACCCACGGCCGCACTGGCTTGGGAGCCGTCACCCAATCGCCTCGGGTTTTGCCGATCCAAGGACGAACCCGTTTGGCTCTGTTCTTGATGATGGCGTAGACACGACTGACGAGTTGGTACTGATACCGCTGAGTCGCTCCTTGGGCGAAGTGGAGCGGCAGGAACTCCTTGATCCAAAGCTCAGCAGCCTTCTCCAGCCCTTCCTTAACGACTCGATTGAGGAGCCTCTTGCCAACGTCAGGAGGCGCTGACTGTTCGATTGCCAAACGAAGTGTGACCAGTGCCATAGGGCCTCATGTGATTTGGCTCAACGACATCGAGATCACAGGGTTCGTGCCCACAATCGGCTTGATCTTGATCCGGGCCTCTCCGGTGTCTGGCCCAAGAGTCGCCTGCTCAACGGTCACCATGCCTTGACCAGCAGCCCCCGCAAGTTTGATGTGCTGAGGCGAAGATGGGCTAATCCGGGTCGAGTTCGGGGCCAGTTGCGGGAGGTAAATGGCGAAGTTGCCTGCTCCCAGTGCCGTCCCGGTCGACTGTCCATAGCTGCTATACAGCGATGCGTCATAACCCCCAATGGTGATTTCTGGCTTGTACTCACTGACGTAGGTCTTCACGGGGAAGAGTTGTCCTTGGGAGGCTTTTCGCTCAACCTTGTAATTGGCCGCATAGTCGAGGCTATTGACTGAGGCGATCGTACCGCTGTTCACTTCGGCGGGTCCGACTGTGTACATCTGGGTCAGTGCCGCAACGGAGGGCAATTGCGCATTCGGGGTGACGGTCACCGGGTCGGTGACTCCGTCCACACTTTCGGGATAGATCGTCATGGTGGCTGTAGCAGCCCCTCCCTGGCGGGCCGTCGCACCATTGAACGTCACGAGTCCTTGGGCGTAGGAGTAAGAAATGCCCACTTGATTGCCGGACTGCGTGACGATCGTGCCGTCCTCTTGAACTCGGACGCCCCAGACGGTCACTCCGGTGCAGGTTTGTCCTGAGCCGAAGGGCAGGGGTGACGTGTTAACACCGTTGCCGATCAACGTACCGATGTCATAGAGCGTCACTTGGGCCGTTGGCTCGGCAGTGATAACGGAGACCATGCTCGGCGTGACTTGCCCGGCTCCCGTTCCTTCGATTGTTTTGATGCCAGCGTTGATGGTCGCATTCGTGACACCGACAATCGGACCTTGACCGGAACTGGTCAGGCCCACGAACTGAATCAATCCATCCTTATAGACCTCGAAGCTCATTCTGCGCCCTCACGATAAAAGTCCTACCGTATGTAGGGGCGCTGCGCTGAGTTTCAGGCGAGTCCGAACGTAACTACGAAGGCTAGGGAGTAGTATTGCTCGGTTTCGTTGACCTTGTTTCGCCACGGGCGTTGAAGAGGTCGAATTCCTCGACGGAAGAGAGTGGCCGTGATGCCCTGTTGATTGAGGTCTTTGATTACGGCCCCGACATGCCCGCAGAACTGGTTGTATGCACTCGTCTCATCGGCACAACAAGGATTGACCGTATCCTGAACCCACATCACGAATGAGCCTCGGGTGAAGTTCGCCGTGTCGACTCTGGTTTCCATGCTCTCCTCAGTGGCTTGGATGACCCAGAAGGGCGTCGGGAACTCTTGATCGTCCGCTTCGGCTCCGATCACATGGACATTGGTCTGATAGGCACTTCCAGCCCAACTTTGCCAACTCGGGCAATTGAAGATGTCCTGCTGCTGTGCGTAGGGAAAAGCCGTCAGGATGTCCATCGAGGCGTTGCATGTGAAGACGTAGAAGGGGCACGCTGGATCTGCGGGACTCGCAAATGAACATCCTCCCGTCGCCACATATTGGAAATCCATTAGAACACCCTTCTGAAGTGACCGATCTCATACGTTTCGTAGCTGATGACACAGACCACCTGAGTTCCGTCCGATGGCGTCGACGGAGAGCCGTCAAACTTCCAGGTCTGGCCCCGGAACTCGAACTTGTCGCCCTGTTGGAAATTGCCGTCACATTGGCTGAGTAAGAGATCGGCCATCTTGTGGTATCGCTCTCGATCGCCCTCGTCTGAGAGCTTGCCGGTCTCCAGGACTTTGGGGACGCCCACGATTTGGACAGGCACATCAGGAAAACCGGGGCCGTGCGCTGGCGTGTACGTGACGCATTCTCCGAAGTCAGTGAAATACACCGCACGGGCTTCTTCGGCCAGCATGTTGAGAAAAGCGCTCATGTCGTATTTAGGAGTTGTGCAACGAAAAGAGCCGCTCGAAAGCGGCCCGAGTCGCTATTACACAAGGAGGTGGAATAGATTATTGCATGATTCCGTTGATACAAATCACATCAAGGTCGCAAGTCGTGGTCGCCGCATTGTTGAGCTTTCCGTGATGAATGTACGGCTGGAACGAGTTGCCCTCTTGGTTCACGAGCGTGAACGATGTGCCCCCGCAAACTTCACCGATCACGCCATAGTTCGCTGGGTTCGAGCAGTAGAACTTGATATGGTTCGGCTTGTCGAAGTTCACCATGAACACTTGAGGAATCCCGGACTGGAGCGAGATGCCCGTGGCGACCTGACCGGAGTCAGTTGCACCGTCGTAGCATCGAGCATAGACCGTAGCCCCAACGACCTCGAATCCAACACGAGCCACGCCCGTGGGGAAACCACTCGACAAGGTGCCTGAGTAGTTGCCGCCCATTCCGACGAACAATGCGTAGTTCGAGTCGAGGCTCGCATTGGTAACGGTTGCCTTGACAGTGAAATTCTCAAGGTTGCCCTCATTGGCAACGCCGCCGACTCCGTAGCCTTTGATGTCTCCGTGGGTCAAAGCGATCCACTGAGCCGCAGAGGTGGAATCATGGGCGAGTCGAAGGGCACCGCTGTCAGCGCCGTCCAAAGTTTTCGCAGTGGGAGTGCCGGTTCCGCCAGTCGTTGCCTTCCAGCCAGTTCCTTGTTCTGGTGTCGACGTGATCGTTCGATTGCCGAACCAGTGCTCTCGATATTTGTAAGGGCCGGTTAGGGCCGTGTAGTTCGCCATTTTGTTTTTGCTTCCTTAGAGTGCCAGTTGGCCGATTGCTCAACTGAAGTAAAAGTGATTCGTTATGTCCCGATGTACTTGACGTTGGACCGGTAGTCCACGAGCCCGACTGCACCAGCCTGAGCAACCTGATAAATCATGCTGCGGTTCGGCTGGAAGATGAACGAGTCAATGATGGGCGTGCTCTGCCCTTCGTGGTAGCAGTAGCCCGCACAGGCCATCATGGGCTCACTCATCATGTAGAAGGCTGTGGTGCTATTGGCATCCAATTCTGGCTCAACCAACGTGGTGAGGCTGCCCTTGAAGGTCTGAAGCCCCATGAAGACGTTGGGAATCGGGGACGATGGCGACTGAACCGTGATATCACCCTGAGTTTCCAGCGTGGTCGGAACCACAAGGAAGGTTGGGGTCAAACGGATCAGCGATCCATCCAAGCCTCTCTGCTGACGCATGAGGCTCCGCATTTTGCTCAAGTTCCACACGCTGGTCCCGTTCGTGCTGGCATTGCCGTTGTACGGGTCAGTCTGGTTCGAGCATGTGTTGTTGTGGCTCGCATCGAAGAGGGCCTTGGCGTCCTCTTGGACCGTCTGGTTGCCAGAGATCAAAGCCCAGAAGTTCTGGTTGAAGGTTCGCTTCGCAGCCCAAGCCAATGAGGCGGGCACCGTCGAAATCACGTCGAGGCGATCGGCAAGCAAGAAGTTGTAATCGATGACGATGTTGTTTCCGTAGTTGACGGCCTTCCAGGTCGAAGGTGCGTCGAAGAGTTTCTTCTGCTTGGGGTCTTCACCGGCAGGCCACACGTCCAACGAGTTGACGTTGGAAATACGCTGAATGTGAACGTCGAACATCCCAATGAAGTCATCGGCCTTACGTCCAACCTTGTCGAAGGTCGTATCCGCAGCCCGGTACTGAAGTGCGAGGCTGACGTTGACGGCATCGAGCAGGATGTTCGGCAAGGAACCGGGGGTCACAGTCGGAAGACCGACGCCATCACGAGTTCCATACCAAGCACGCTCAAGGATTTCGTTACCCGAGAGGTCACGGCACGATTGGCCCTGGCTTTCGAGCAACATCCGAGCGATGTCACGATAACCCCAACGGCTGAACTTGTCGAAATCGCCCTTGGGCATTTCCTTTTCAAAGAATTCCGTCCGAGTCCTCGGATCGGCATTGTCCTTGAGCATGTTCAGCGCCCGGTGCTTCATCAAATCTTTGACGAGGCTTCGGGCTTTGACTCGCTCATCGTCGCCAACGACCACATGCTCCGGCTTCTTCTGAGCCGTCGCCATGCGGTTGACGATCTCTTCGCAGGCACGACCGTAATCACTGTTGGCTGCTTCGCAGATTTCATCTACGTCCAGCGCCAACCCGGCCCCCTCGATTTGCTTTCGGACTCTGGTCCGAAATGTCTGGTATTCTTTGACGGCTCGCTCAGCGATAGCCTTTTCATCAACGGCTGGTGTCTCGACTTTGGTTTCTTGCTCCATTGGTCTCCTAGAAGTTTCGGTCTTTCGCTCGGAACCGTTCCGGGCCTGTAAAGTATGTAGGAAGTCCGCTCTAATTTTTGCGTCATCGTCGGCAGGAATTGCGACAAGCGAGGCTTCTTTGAGCCTCCAGCTTGTGGTGACGACTGCTGGCCCTGAGACCACGAGCTTCCGCTTGATACGCCGTCGAGTGCCATCCTCTCCAGGAGTTGGCTTTGGTCGAGGCGATCGTTTGGACTTCTTCCGACCGTCCTTCCGCATCTCGTCATCGTCGTCGTCTCGATCCTCTTCACAGCGATCGTCCTTATCGCAACGATCTTCATCGTCACAGCAGTCGCAGTCCTCGCCCCCTTCACAGTCACAATCGCAGTCCTCGTCGGAGCGGGCCTTGCGCAGGTTGTTTTCGTCGCCTTCTTTCTCGGGGGCGTCCTCTTCCCATGTGTACTCCCGAGTCTGGCCCTTCTCGACCATCTCATAATCGTCGGCGTAGTAACCGGCGCTCATGCGATCGACGAAGCCTTTATCCACCTTCCGAACGGCGTCGACCTCGCCCTCATCCATCTCCAGGTCGCCAACCGTTTGACCGTTCTCGATACGGAGGTTGTGCAATCGGCCCTTGATGTTGCTGATGGACTCGTCGTTGTGAGAGTCGAGGACTTTGACGCTGCGATCCTCGTTGAGTTGAAGACCGCTCATCAGAAGGATTTCGGGGAGGAGATTGCCCCTGCCATCGGGGATCATCGGCACAGGATTTTGAGTGGCGACTACGACTGTGCGACGGCCCTTTCCTGGCGGGACAGCGAAGGATCGAGTGAGAAATTGGCTCATGCACGTATGTAGGGACCGTGCCGCTAATTTCTCTTAGGTCAGCGTGTCCAATTCCTCGTCATCGAGATCAGCCTTCTCATCAATGCGCACATTGAACGGGACGCTGAACATCTTGAGCAGAAGTTCCTCTGGATATCCGAGTTCATCCTTGGCGAAGTTGTAAAGGTCGAGGTTCTTCCGCATGTTGTCCCTCGCATTGCTTCCCCACTTGATCGCCTCGTCCGTGAAGTTCGAGAGGTTCGAGGCAGCCCGATCAATCGACGCTTTGACATCGACTCCGGGGTTGATGCTGAGGTACTGGGCTTGGGGCCAATCAGCCACAAAGAGCCGGTGCTTCCTGGCATCGCTGACCGAGTAGTCAGAGCCGAAGTATCCCTCGATGAGAGCTTGCTTGATGAGCCGCTTGTAGACTTCGGCCGCAACATGAGAAATGAAGAAGTTCTCGCTGGCCTGTCGCCTTGGGAACGTCTCGATGGCGCACGACGCCTCAGACGAATAGGTCGTACCGTTGTAGTTGCCGGTCAAAGCACTTGGCTTGATCGGGTAACTGACAGCGATCCCACGAAGCAGGGACTCAACGAGGATGTTGGTTTGCTCTTGGTGGGCGTGCATCTCTGGCCCCTGGACCTCTTCGCCCACTCTCAGAACTGGGGCCATTCCTGGCTTCGTGAAAAGTCTGCGGTATTGCTCGATATAGTTGCCGTTCTCGTCCTTTTCAGGAGGAGGAGCCTGGAAACTGGCATGGGGCAAGGTTTTGATGACGACGCTGAAGCAGGCTTGAATCGTCGAAGAAACGACGGCGTTGAATTGGAGGTCTCCGATTTGATTCAACATGTCGATACAGGAGGCTAAATGTGAAATCCCCCGGTACTGTCCAGGGGCCTCATGCACATAGGCGTGCGTGAAGTCCTTGATCGGGTACGCCTCGCTACTCCAATCGCCGATCCAAAGCCAATGGAACGGATCTCCCTTGCGAAGATAGAGGTGAGTCGGTTTGCCATACTGGTCGACCTGAACGCCCTGGAAAATCCTTCCGTTGCCTTCGTTGGCGTCCGAGAATGTGTTTCGAAGGTTGTCGAGTTCCTCGCTCTTCTTGAGAACCAGTTGATATCCAACGGGAAGCTCGTACTCAGCCCGTTGGTCTGTCGTCCAAAGGTTGTGGAAGAGGATGACTTCGCCGGTCGTGAAGATTTCTCTCCCACACATTTGGAAGGCTTCGTTGATGTTGTTGCCCCCATGAATGAGGCAGCATGTGCTCCACTCCTCCCAGAGTTGTTTCGCCATCTCGTTGAACTTGGTGTCGGGCGTACCGTCATCGAGGATCGCAGTCGGGTCCGGGGCGAGGTTTGGCGGACACATGCGAGAGACAAAGAAGTCTCGGATCGCTCGTGCGTAGGAATTGTTCCGCATCAACGCCCGAGACTTGGCCCGGAGCATGATGTTTTCGAAGTTGGGCGTGTCGGGAAACGGCCCCTCGATGAAGGACTGTTGCTCGCTGCCGGGTCGACGCTCTGCTGCTTCGTAAAGAGAACGAAGCCTACGGTGCTCCTCTTGGGCGACCCGCATGTACCTCGCTGTCGTTTGGTTCCGCTCTTCCTGCCCAGCATGGACAGCATCGAGGGCCGACTGTACGAGGTTCGTTGTCTCGTTCTGGATTAACTCGACCGACTTCGGCGTCTTCTTAGCGACTCGCTTGGTGGGAGTCTTCTTAGGGGAGGGCTTCGCCTCCACCTTCTTGGTGTCCCGCTTCTGAAGCCAGTGATTCTTGACCTTCTGGGATGCGGGTGTCTGTTTTGCTGATTTCTTTGGCACGACTTTATGTAGTGCCGCCGAAACTCATTTAGCGCCGCTGGAAGTCAACGATCCAGAACTGACTCGGGTTGATGGCGTAGTACGCCAATTCCGCAAAGTAGAGGTGCAACTCCTTGAGTTCGGACAGGAGCGCCCGCTTGTTGCGGTTTCCCTGAGTCTCGCTCTCCTGCGAATGCAGCACTCGATCCATTGCGTCCTCGATCATCTTCACCTTTTGGGCGTAGCTGGCGGACGAGAACTCGCACGGAAGTATCTGGTTACATTGTGGGCTCATCTTTTCCTCAACTCAGCAGCAGGTGCTTGGCCCTTGTTATCGAGCCAAGCCAAATGGCATCGAGGGCATCCGTACTCAACCCAGAACGAACCCTCTCGAACCCTCAACACGGGCGTCTTCGGGTTGCACACGGGGCAGAGCTTCTCATTGACCGGGCCTGCCGGAGTCGGCTGCGACCGATCCAATGCTGGATCAATCTCGACAACGGCAGGTTTTGTCTCTTCGTGCTTTGATTTCATGTCAGTATCTAGTCAAGTAGCGCCCGTATTTCTCCAAACGGTCTCCTGGCGTGTACGTGGGCTTAGCATATAGCTTGGGTTTCTCTTCCTCCTTCTCCTCTTTGGGTTTGAGCGGCATCAATGCTGAGGCAAAGCGACAGCCGAACGCCTCGATCATGCCCTCGATATAGGCGGCAGCGTCCAAGTAGTGCTGCGCCCCAACCCTCTTCCACTTTCGTTTTCCGTAGCCGTAACCGTCCTCGCCGATCAGGACTCGCACCTCGCCAGCCAACTGAGCCACGAACTCGCCAAGCATTCCGTCATCGGCGAACAGATTCCAACGACCCTTCATGTCGATCTTGTCGTTGAGGATGTCCTTGATGATGTCCGCCTGCAGCAGGATGTGCCCCGACTGTTTGTTGAACCGATACGGCCCCGGAATCTTGGTACTGCCAATGATCGGATACCACATGTTCAAGCGGCAAAACTCTTTGGTCTCTGTGCTCTCGAAACCGCAGTCCAGCCCCTTCAAGGTGACGGCGTAACCATCGAAGAGGCGCTCCCCAACTTCTTTGAGGTGTTCGAGGGTGTCGACCGTCCCGTGGTCGATGATGAAGGTTGCTCCTCCGTTGTGGCCCTTCTTGTTTGCCGCCTCGACGGCTGCCACAACCCAATGGATTTGTTTCTTGCCGTAGTCGGCCGCAACGATGATGTGGCCCGGACGGCAGGGCACAACTCCTCGCTCATATTTGCGGCAGCAGGCGACGATGCGATTCGAGACGGCTTGGCCAACTGAAAGCGTCCAGGGCGTTGCCATCGATCCCGTACGCCACTCCCTTTTTGCGAGGGGATGGCCCTCAGCCTCTAGGAACTCACGGGCGACGGCGTGCCACTCCTGGAGAGGGCTGTACAAGGCGTTCAACGTGAAGGAACGATGTCGCTTTCGCTCAGGATACTCAGCGATCCAGCGCCCACTCTCCAGCATTTTCGGCTTGTGATGTTCGTCGATCCGCTCTGAGCAGTACGGGCATTTGTAGTACGTGACCTCGGGCAGCCTGTCTAAATCCCAGTCATCGTCCTGCTTCGCATCGCCAAACTTGAGGTGCTCCCATTCGAGGGACTGCTCCTCGTCACAGAAGGGGCAGCGCACATGAAACTTCTCGCACGATCCGCTCAGATACGCCTTCCATGTTCGGCCTTCTTCCATGTCCGGTGTCGAGGCTTCGTAAATCTTTGCACCGGGGAAGCCTTTGATTCGTTGGCCGAACGAGGCGTAGACCGGAGTCGGCATGTCCTCGATCTCATCGAGCATCAGGAGCCCGACGCTGCGATGCTTGGCTCCTCGCTTAGATTGGCCCCCCTGAAGAATCCAGGTGCATGTTTTGAATCGCTTCTTGAGTGTGGTGTCATCCTCCCGGCCCCGGAGGAGGAGGCTCTGGAGGGGTTTACAATTGTTAAGTACCGGGTCGAGTTTCTCCTGGCTGAACTCTTCAGCGAGTTCCTTTGTGCTGATGGCGAAGAGGATCGGCGTAGGCCGATTCTTGACGCTGTAGGCCCCGATACACGTCAGGGCGAGGGACTTGCCGACTTGGCTGGAGAAGCAGAGGGTGACTCGATCGACGGGCTGTACGATCGTCCTGACGATTTCACGCAAATAGGGCGTGAACGAGAACTGGATTAGTCCCTGCTTGGCGCTGGACCTCGACAGGTCGATATGGCGCTCGCACCATTCAACAGGGTCGATATGGTCAGGAGGACGGAGAACGTCTCTCCAGGATCGTTCTAGGGCTTCGAGGGAGGCGTTACGCTGGTCGGGGGAGAGGATGTCATTCAATTCCCCTCCTCGTGGAGGACTCTCAGCACATCCTCAGCGATCTCATCGAGCATCGCTTCGGCCTGCCCTCGATCGAGCCCCACGAACTTGGCAGCCCAGCGATACTTCACGCTGAGGAGGGCCTTACGAAAGCTGTCTGCTTGTGTGTTGAGCGCCCGCTCCCAATCTTCGGCCCAAACGAGCTTCTTTTCTCGAACGGCCTCCTCCCATTCCATCGCACGGGCCGTGAGTTCTTTGATCTTGGTTTCCGCATCCTTCTTACGATCGAGGAGTTCGACCCGCTCTTTGACCTTCTTGCGACTGGCCTTGCTCGGGTCGATGTTCTTGTCCGCCCATTGTCTGATTTTGTCGAGGTCGTAGGGGGCCTTGTAGAGGTGCGGGCAGCCCTTTTGCTTCCATTGTGAGACGTTCTGTTGAGTGGTCCCAAGAGCGAAAGCGACCTCGGACAGGGTGTCGAGGAGCTTAGGCATTCCGCCTCGGAAACTGGGTTCCCTTTGACTGGCAAACGAGGGGCATTCCTCGATCATCACGAGCTTGAGCAGCGTCGGCTTGGGCTCTGGCATCGGCCTTCGCCTCTTCGACTGTTGCGCCATGACCGACGAACTCCACGTGGCAGGGCAACGCTCTTTCGTGAGCAATGACATTACAGGTGTCGACGAGCAGGCGGGCATCGGGATACCCTTCCTCGATGGTCATTCGCTCACAGTGACCACCAATCCACACAGCATCGCCTATCCTGATGTCACATGGCCTCGCAGTCTCCCGGTCTTCTTCCTTTCTCCCGACATTTGTTACGACGAAGGCGTTCGAGCCATAGTCCAAATGGCGCACGACTAGCAGACGAGATCGAAGAGGTAAGCTATCCGCCTCTTCTGGACTATAAGTCAGTTCAATAGGTGTGTACTTCATGCAGGTATATAAGCACCACAATTGTGGGTTTTCACGAGGTTGAGACGATTTCTGCTTGGGATGCCTTCGCCGATTTCGAAATCTTCAGGTAAGTACCTCTACCCACCCTGCCCATCTTGACACCTTGCCCATATTAGCATCTTGACATGCTAATAAATCAGCACGCCTGAAAACGGGCTCCCGAATGCCTGTGCTATGGCAGGGTACTTTGGGTTTCAGTCCTACCCGCTAGTTGACTGACCCTCCTATCGCTGCGCTATGGTGTCCAACTTGTAATCAATAAAGTCATATGTCTTTATTGACTGCAGCCGATCCTCAGCCGTAAAAGTAATGTGTCTTTTGTGCTCAACACCATTACTCGAAAGGATTGGTCAGATGAGAATGCCAACGATCAAACGTGACAATCAGGCGACGTGCGTTGAATTCGGATTCGTGACTGTATGGTTCAGCTATGAGACGCCTATAGCGTTCCAATTCGAGGGACAGCCCAGAGTAGTGTCAGAGAATGTGTGGTCTGCCACCACGGGCCGACACCTGTCCGCTATCGATGGAGGTGACAAGAAGTCTCGGGTTGATCACGCCCAATTCGGGAAGATTTGGGATCTGGAAATGGCTGCGGCATCTCTGAAGATGTCCCTGGCTCACATCAAGGGAGAGGTGGCCTAATGAATTCCATCACCCACCCCTCCAGTTGTGTTGCGATCTCCTATGACGCTGTGCGATCGGCAATGAATGGGCTGCCGTTCGTGATGGATTGCGGGCGCACGGACGCTGACAGCGTTCAACGTGCTGTAAATCAGGGGATCGACAGTTGCCTAGAGGCTTGCTTCTGCCCCGATCGTGGCGATTCGTTCGATTGGGTCGGCGGAAAGCTCTGCTGCTTTGTCTCGGTTGAATCGCTGCCTGTGTTGGTTCGCCGATTGGCTGAGGACTTCGAAGACGATAACGCCGCATCCCTCGCCGATTCGATCCTGACTGTTCTTGGGTTCAACGAATATGGCCAGTTTGTTGGAAGGGAAGATTGACCATGACATACGCACAAATCGGTAGCGTCTCTAGTGGCACGTTGCGACCCGAGGACTTGATCCCTGCGTTCTGCGATTGCTTGGACGATCTCAAACAGGAATTGGCGCTGTCGGTTCAACCGGGCGACGAATTGGAGACCGTTCAACGCTGTTCGCAGATTGACGGGCTCTTGTCGATGATCGAACAGAACCAAGGCGATGAAGGTTATTACGACTCTGAGGAGGCACAGGACGATTTGGGAAACCTCGTCGAATGGCTCGAAACCTTTGCGGCACCCTACTGCTATTTCGGATCGCACGAAGGGGACGGCGCAGACTTTGGATTCTGGCCATCGATGGACAGCCTCAACGAAGACTTACAGACGGCTGAACTGCTGGAGGTCACGGATCTGTCGGAAGTCCCGGACGATTTCACGGGGCACATCTGGCATGTCAATGATCACGGCAATGGGGCTCTTTACATGGCCGATAACGGCAAGTTGTCCGAAATCTGGTCCATCGTCTAAGGAGCCCCATGATGTCCAACGCAAGGCGCAAACGACGCTACAGCGAGAATCCCGCTAAGCGAGCATGGTACGCCCGGTTTCGATCCCTGCGATTTAGGAGGCGATTCGGCAAGTAAATCGATCGCAGCCGTTTGAGGTTTTCGGGAGGGGTCGACCCCTCCCATTTTTATTGCCAACGATCGTCATTTGTGAGACGATCCGTTGACACCGGAGGTCTATCGACAATGACGACAAAAAACCGCACAGCGATCACACTGTACATCCCTGACGATTGGCTCGAAGCAATTGAGCAGGCGAGGGACGATACGGCCCGCACGGAATGGATTCTCGAATCGATGCGCCTGCGAGTGAAAAAACAAACGGGAATCAACTTACCCGAGGCTCCCGGACGGGGGAGACCTCGAATAAAAGATTCTGAGGGGCAAGGCTAGGGCGATATAATCACTGGGGGAGAGGGGCAGCAAACTAGAGGAAATCAGCGATAGAAAAGCAGAAAAATAGCAGCCCAAAAAACGAGAAAAGTAGCAGCAAAAATCGAGCGTCGGTACACCCCTGAACGGTCGACCAGGGGCCTGCCTATCTTAACACCCCCTGCGCTATCGGCAGATATTTTTTGGGGGCCAAAAAACGGGCTCCAAAGATGTGCCCTGTGCTATGACGGCTACTTTGGGTTTTGCTTTCATCCTCCAGTTCACCGACCCTCCGGCCAGCTTTTCGAAATACAAAAGCCTTCGCAGATGTAGACGACTACGAAGGCTTATCACTAACAGACGCTGCTGCGTCCATTTTGACCAGTTCACTCACACGAGCAAACTCAGGTCATGTGTATTTAGTCGATCGTGGCGATAATGTCCTTGGGTTCGATGAGCAGATACTCCTTGCCCTCGACCTCGATGTCCTGGCCGCCATATCGCTTGTAGAGGACGAACTCGCCCTTCTTGAACGGGGGCACGTAGGTTGTCCCATTCTCCAGGACTCGACCCGGACCAACAGCGATGACTTTCCCTTGCTGGGGTTTCTCCTTGGCCGATTCGGGGAGGTAAATGCCCCCCTTGCTCAGCTTGTCGGGTTCGTCTGGCTTGACGAGCACGAAATCATGCGATGGTTTGATCATGCCCTAAATGAGTGTCAGCAGCAGAGATTCGAGGCGTGATCCGGGGGCGTTGTCAGAGCGTTTACCGTGTGCCAGAATGCGGGAGTTTGTCCCCAAAGGAGATCAGGGCCGTTATGCGCATTCCCAAAATTCGCCCGCCATTCGGGGGCACCTGGACAGCGTTTCGAGACGAAACCGGGAAGTGGATGGCTTGGTTCGGTGCGGTAGGCGGTTTGCTGTGGGGTGCGTGGAAGTGGTCCGCTCCGTTGTTTGGTGCCGCTGCACCGTACATTCTCGGGTTCGTGCCGCTGATCCTGTTCATTCTGGCGAATTATGCCGCCCGCAAATCCAACAACATTCGGGATTCATGGCTTTCGTTTGTGGTGCCCGCAATCGTCTTAGCGATCTTGGTTCCGAGCCTTACTGCCGTCTGCTTTCTGCTCTACGAAGGCAATAGCATCGTCCTCAAGGTTCACCTTTGGACATTCTTCTGGACATCGCTCCTGCCGTTACTTTTCAGTGTGATTGCAATCGTGATATGGATTCTCCGATTCTATAACTGCGTATGGCGTCGGTTGCTCTTCTGTGAGTCTCTGCTATCGGAAATGCTCAAGAAACTGCCACAAGAGCAGCGCCTAGAGATGTTACGATTAGCAGACCGCCAATGCGACAAGCTCGGTTCAACGACCGAACCTAGCGAAATTCCGAGTTTGACCAGAGGAATTGTTGATACGTTTCAGGGGTGCTGAAGTGCCGAGACCGCTCAATATGCTGACGATTTACAACGTCGGCAAATGGTTCACCCATCTGTATCGGAGTCGTCCACAGGACGCCCGTCATTTCAACCGACGATACAGGTCGCTCCGACATTGCATGAGCCAATCTGGTTTGGTGAATTCACGAAACCTTATTCTTCCACTGGCACAGTATCCGAGCAACACGACAACCATCCCAGCGCAGGAACTCATCGCCCTTCAGCGTGCCTGCAGAAGAATGGACAACGCCATCCAGGCAGAAGTGCGGGCAAAACGGGTATTGATTCTTCCTTCTGGCACAGTGACTCGAAATCTAGCTTTTTTCCGAACCCTCCCGATTCTCCAGCACAGCCACTTGCCGCTGGTCGATGAGGTCGAGATCTGCATCCACTCTGGAGCGTACAGGTCGGCGATTGTCATGACCTGGAACGTCTGCTACGACTACGTTCGGCAATTCGTGTTCAGCACTACGAGGCTCAAACGAGCGCTAAACGCCGGTCTCCGAACTGCACATCGACCACCCGTAACGAAATACTCAGATTTCTTTCGACCAGCAAACGTAGCGCCGAATGAATGGATGTTTTTGGATATTTGCGGTCAGCAAGGTTTGGGCACAAGAGTTACCGATCCATTGAAGGTGCTGCTGGCGAAGCGGAATAGGTCCGCACATGCCAACTACCAAACTCCGACTCTTGATCAAGCTAATCATTTCGTTGATGAATGCGTAGCAGTTCTAAACGATCAACCGTTTGTTCCCTGACCTCTTCAACGACACTCGCCCAATCGTGCATCTTTGGCTGTCGAATCAGCGTGTGCGTCGGATACCACGGCGTAGTCTCGCCCTCGATCCCCCATCGGTACTCAGGTTTGTACGAAGTCATCAGGTAACAGGGCCTCCCCAGCACTCCTGCCATGTGCGCCGGGGCACTGTCCACAGCGACCACCACATCACACGAATTTATCACGGCCGCTAGAGCGTGGAAGTTCTTCATCTCAGGACTCACGCATTCAAACGGTGGCTGGCGATCGTGCTGCAGATTGACGAGGGTCACTCCAGGGATTTCCGTCAGTGGCTCCAATAGCGCCGGGTTCATGCTGCGGAAGTCGTCCTCCAAATGGACCAGAGCCCCCTGATACGCAATGCCCACCTTGAAGCCTTCGGGTAGGTCGATCTTGGGCTCGAACTTCAAGCTCGGGTCCGGGATGTCGTGAACTTCGCCCAACCAGAGCGGGGCCGACATCGAAGGAAGCCATACATCCCAATGCTTCGACGTTTCGGCCTCGCCCTTATTGATCACTTCATCGGCGATCCCGACCTCCTTGAAGAAGCCAACCATGTTATCGGCACAGGCCCATGTCACATGGCACTGCTTGACCTCCTGGATGCGTTTGACCCAACGGAAGTATTGGAGTTGATCTCCAGCGCCACCTTCAGCGAAGACGAGGAGCCGCTTTCCTGTGAGGTCTGTGTACGGCTTGGCCCTGCGATCCTTCCAGCCCATTTGGTGTCGCTCTCCAGGATGCTTGATCACTTTGGCGAGGGCCTTCAGGAGGTCATGCGAAGCCTCATTTGATTCCCAGCGGGCCTCGTGATGTTGCCAACTCTCAGCGAAACGTCCCTGGCTCTGGAGGAACCCGAAATAGTCGTAGCGCATGGCGGGCACGTCCCACATGGTTCGCTTGTAAATCTCTTCTGCTTCGGCGAATTGTCGGGTTGCTCTGAGTGCCAGAGCGAGATTGCGGTCTGTGGCCTCGGATGGGAGAGATTTGCGATAGCAGGCGAGGGCGTGATCGAAATCACCCTCCGCATAAGCCCTGTTACCTTCAACGAAGAAGCTCAGGGGATTGCGACTTGTGGCGGCAGGAACTTTCAGCGCCCTGGCAAACTGCTTGTTGAGTTCACGGACTTCGGTGTCGAAGACCCAAGCGATGTCCGAGGGAATGGTGTCGTTGAAACCGTATCGCTGATTGTTGAGGTCGAGGAATGGCGCACGGCTTTCATCCTGCTCCCGGAGCCCGAGCTTCTTGGCGAGGTGAGTGCGGTACTGGGCTGAGCCCACGAACTGCTCCAGGTTGACGGCATGTTCTTGATTGGCCAGTTCCTTCCACACTTTGACCACATGCGGGTCGATGTTGTGACTTGGGCCAAGTGAGGCTCTTGTGCCGAATGTCACCATCGGTGAATTGACGAGGACGAGCCGCTCTCCTGGAGGCTGTCCGAGTTCCTGATCTTGGATCAGCGTGATTTGTGTGCAGTCGCCTTCGCCTGTGTAATTGCTGAGTTGCTCGCCGCTGACGACACGACCGTCCGGGGTGATTCGAGCGTGCAGATACTCGTACTGGTCGAGGTGCTCAGTCAGCCATTTGACGAACAGTTCTGCGCCGCTGCCTTTGACTGAGAAGAGGTACAAGTCACGTGCCATTCGCCTCCTTCCGGTTGAGCAACAGGTTTATTGTTGTCTCGATGCGGCAGGTGAATTCTTTGGGCTCTTCCTCCAGCATCTCCGATGAGACCGCATGGGACCGAACACCATCGATTTGGTGAATGTTCGCAACCCCGTAGTCGAGGAGCTTGCCCACCAAGTCCTCAGCGCTGGGCAGACCCTCCGGTTCGAGATCGATCGTGATGACCTTTCCCTTCCAAGGCTCGCCCTCGACTTCAGTCGCAATCAAAATCTTGAGTTCCATGTTCACCTTACCTGAGTGTCACCGAAGTCATTCCTGGCGGGTCTGGCTCTGACCTCAGCAGCATCTTCGCCTCGATATGGATTGTTGTGGGCCTCAGTCGCCCCTGCGCCTCGACTGCCTTCAGTTCGAGGAGGATTGTCTGATCCGCATCCGCCCTCGTCAGAGGCATTGGACCAGTCCAACCCAACCACCCTAAGATCCGGCACTGTTGCTCCGTTGGCTTGGGTCCGATGACGTTGTGGTGTCGAATTCTCATATAGCTCCTTCCTGGCTCGTTCGGCCGCTGCATCGACTCGCTCGTTGACATTCTTCGGCTCGTACAGTTTGAGTACCGGCTTCTGCTTGCCGTGCTTTCCTCTCAAGAGGTTGTCGATCAGACGTGAGCCTTCGCCTTTGGTTTTAGGCATGTCCGCCACTCCTAACTTGACGAGGAAGTCTCGCTGCTTGGATGTCAGCGGGTCGCTTTCCCATGTCATTCGCCCTCCCGTCCCGTGATCTCGATCAGTGTTCTCCTGTTGTCCTCTCGTTTGACGAAATAACAGACAAGCCCTCCGATACGCTCCCAGAACTTAACTCCGGGGCGCAAGCTCGCTATGAGGAGCCGGTCCTGTATCATGCGTTTGCGTCGTTGTGGGTTGGGTCGTGCCATTTGTCCTCCTGTTTGGGCGATCCTCTAGGTGGAGGCAGTCCAAAATCAGGCATAAGCGAGGGCTCAAAACCAATTTCAAAACGTGCTCTCGCACAGAGGTATTTATATTGGTTTGTTGTGTATTGTTTCTGAGTGATTCCTGTCAGCCATTGGATGATGGCAGCGAGGACCAAAGCAAATACCGAAGGTTTCCGTGACGCTGGCAATCTCCATCTCCAGCATTTGTCCGGGGCGTGCCGCCGATCATAAATCTCGATCACACCCATGCGGTCGAGATACTCACGACTGGCTTGGTACTTCTCGGTGTCCCACTTGATTTGGGGCTCGTACTTATTCCAGTTTCCTCGGAACCGTTCTGTAGCGACCCCATCGTTCGCCTCGGGCTGCACAGCGAGGAAGTGGTAAGTCATGTCAGCGACCTTCCGAAAGAAGACCCTCGACACCTTCACCATCTTCGTGGGACAAGTCATCGTCTCCGGGTCAAACTGCCTGACCTTCTGAAGCGGCAGTTTTTTGGGGAGCCCTATGGAGTTTCGTTTACCGAAACGAGAGGGCTCAATCATCATGCCTCGTAGCGTCGTTCGTCCCTGGCACTTCTCCGGGGCAAAGCCTTGCTTTGTAAAGGCAAGGACGCTGGCCAGTTCTCGCCTTCGCTTCGGATTGGTCCAGGGCGCAGAGAACAGCCCGTACTCTCGATAAGCCTTCTCGAACTCATCGAGGCTGAGCTTGCCGCCTGTCTGCCTTAACATAATCCGACACAGTTCGGACTTCCTGATGAAGGCATTGGGCTCGTTCTTGAGTTCCTGGATCGAGCGAGGCGGTTTTCGGAGAGAAATCTGCTCAGTGACAACGGGCTCTTCTACAGTCTCGATCACTGGCTCCAGGGATGGGGCCACATAGGGCAGGTTTGCACATGCCTTGAGGATCTCGCCCTTGATGACAGTCCAGGAGGGAAGCGACCCGTCCCAAGTCCAGAAGTCGAGGAGGAGTTGATCGTCGCCCGGCTGATAGACCTTGTTACCGAGGATGTAAACCTTATCGGGTCTCCAGGGCAGTCGGGCTTGGGGGCAGTTGGTCGAGGGAAAGACCTCGACCTTCACGCCCCTCTGTTCGAGCCGCTCCTTGAGACTGTTGGCTTCCTGTTTGGCTTTATCCTCGGGGATGGGTCGACGGCCGATGAAGCCAAAGAACGATACAGAGCCATCGTTGGGGTTCACCTCGCTCAGCCAAGAGCAGAGCGGATGTCGCTTGGCTTCTGAGTAGAGGGCGACGGCTTCCCTGAGATGATCAGGCACGCTGATTTGTGCGCTGTGCCGATCGCCATCGAGCTTGATGAAGGGGACGTGTGTTTCGCCTACGTCCCGGCAGACTCCTCGCAAGCCGTTCTTGCGGACGTTGCGGCAGTTAAGCCGATGTTCTCGGATTTCTTTGTACTGGTCGTGGGGGTGCGCCTTCCGCTTGTCCCACCTCCAACGACGGGGCTCGAAACCCTGTGTGCAAGCCTCAGAACCGTCGTCCTGGAGTTCGTACTCCGCTTGGCACTCGCCAAGGTACTTCTCACCGACTCCGAAGTAACAGAGCCACTGCAGCCGTTCCTGAGCTTTGACGAGAGGCGACTTTTTGCTCTGGCGCTTTTTTCTTGAGCCGGTTACTATATCTAGTGTTGAGGGAGACCTGAACAATTTACCTCATAACGACCTGACAGAGACCCACCGCTCTGTCAGGTTTTTTATTTGTTCTTCGATGGATTCAAGTCGTGGTTGATTGGATCGTTCTTGAGTTCGTGTTCCCACCAGAGGATTTCCTCCCAAGTGTACCAATGCTTTCGGCCGTGCAGCTTTCCTCTGTACCCTTCAATCCGCTCGATGCGTTTGCGGAAGGTGTACTTACAGATGCCCAGCAGGTCAGCGACCTGAGTGGTTGAAAACCGCAGCGATTTGAGTCGTTCCACGTTCACAGCAATATAATAGTTATCCGGTTATCGGTTTTGCTGGAAGGTCAACATATCTTTTCTGACCTTGCGGGGGACATCCCCGCTTTACGTCAGAAAACGGCTACCGTTATACATGACCTCAACTTGATGGCATGTTAACATGTCCTCACTCTGATACTCGTTTTCGGCGCTAAAACTACCTTGCGAAAGATGTATAGATGTCGCTAGTAGCAAGCGGGTATAATACCTGCCGCAGAATTGGTCTCTGCTGATCCTTTCATTGAATTTGGGAACCAACCCTGGCCTCCGTCAGGGACTTTGGGAACCGGGTGAGGAGACCAATTCCTCATCCGGTTTTTTCTTTTTAGGGGGGAAATCAAATGAACGTCATGGATGACAAAGCACTGAAGAACGCAGTCCGAAGGCTCAACCGGCAACTGGCGAGTGAGGGGCTCGTGGTCAAGAAGACCCGGAGCAGAGCCCTGTCTACGTTGGGCGACTACTACTGCCTCGAACTCAGGACAAGCACGATCACGGCGCATCATGTCGACCCTTTGGCATGGCTGGAAGAAAAATGAAAGACCCGGAGCAGGATCGGCTCAACGAAGAAATCCTCCAAACCTCGCTCATCATCGATGATGACGAGGAAGAGGAGGACGATGATTCTCCGATGTCTGGACGGGAAGTCCGGTCAAGCCGAGCTTAAGCTGGCCCCTTGCTCGGCAATGTTCTGACGGCGTAACAGGGAAGGACTCGCCTGTTGCGCCGTCTGTTTTTTTGGTTTTTAGGCTGGCTTAAGCCGAAGACATCCAGTTGCATGTGCAGCAGAGGGGCCAAATGAAAGTCACCAAATGGAAACTGGCTCTGATGTTCCTGGCGAGCACTGGAGTCTTCGCTGTCGGCATCGTCGGCCTCGTAATGAACCCGGACAGAGACCCCGAGCTTGCGGCTGCGCTGGCGGGCCTCGGGTTCGTGCTCATTTTCATTTGCTGTCGGACCTACAACCGCAGAGTGTGAGGGCCTTCCAATGGACCGGACTTTCACCTGTCCGAACTGCTACAAGCCAATCGACAGAGCCGCATCGGCTGAGTATCTCTTCCGCAATGAATGCTGTTGGTGCGGAGGGCCACTCGATGCACCTCAGCCCGTCGAGGAGTTCGCCGAACTGCCGCCGACGTGTTTCGTCGAGGCGGACCCGCCTGAGCCCAAACCCAAGCAGCGAAGTCTCGCCCTCCGAATCACAGGCAAGGTGCTCTTCTGGCTCCTCAGCCTCGTCATCGCTTTGGTTGTGATTGCCGCTATGGTCTTCGCCTTCATTGTGGCGGGCAGTCTGTTTGGCGTGATGGGCGTCTTCTGTGTGATCGTCGTTATTCTTCTCCTGAGCATCGCCAGTGCGATCGGCAAACTCACGAAGGCGATCGAGAAGCAGAAGGACTGACTTGATGCACCGCTCGTGTTAATGCGATGCTTTGCACCGTTCTGGTTTCCGTCTCAACCACGAAGGTCAAACAATGGCAAAGAAGTCAGAGTTCAACCTGTCAGAAGTGATCCGAGAGCGGCGAAAGAGTCATCGCTCAGAGAAGGCAACGGAGGCGTTGGCGGCAATTCAAAAGGCCCACCCGAATCAGAAAATCAATTCGGGAACTTTCAAATCGACCTATTACAAAATCTCGGGCGCAAAGCGGACGGTTCGCCGTGCGAAACCGGGTCGAGGGGGCGCAGAGGGTGGAGGAGTTCTTCCCGCAGCGCTGGCGTTCATTCGAGCGGCAGGAAGCATCGCAGCAGCGAAAGAGGTCTTAGCCGAATTGGAGCAGGTCAAGGAACTCTGAGCGACTCAACAATTGTAAAGGCCCCTGCCGGACCATCTCACGGCAGGGGCTCTTTTCATTTATCCTCGGATGAACTTTACGAATGGAAGTCCTGTGTACTGCTTGTCCCAAACGACCCAAGCCATCGACCAATTGAGCGACGGCCAATCTCGATCTCCGTCTCGGAACGTGTACACCCTGAAGTCGAGGAAATAAATCGCTTTGAGCGGGCTCGCCGCAAGGAGCCGAATGAAGTACCGATCCGACAGCATCGAGGCGGTTAGAAGCATCGCCACTTTCCGCTCAGCGAGATTGAGGGCGTGAACGACGATCGAGCGATGGCGATTGTCGATGTAGGGCGGGTTCGTGACGATGTTCGGGACTCGCCGATACTGTTCGAGGAAGTTCACCCCTCCGGTCCCGTAGCCTCGATCGATGAGGTCGGTCGACAACACGTCGTAACCGTGTGCCAGCAACACGTCGGACATCCAACCCTCGCCACAGCATGGCTCCCAAATCTGACCCTCGAACTCCTCGACTGAGAGCAATGCCTCTGTCACTGGCGGATCAGTGGCGTAGTAATCTTCCGTCATGCGCCGACGATGCCAGCGGCGAAACATCGCACTGCGGTCCATGTTTCTCTCCTGTGCAAATAAAAAACCCGGCCCCCCTTCCTTGGGGAACCGGGCTGACACACAACCTCTTCTCTTTTCACTTCACGACGAACGAGACGGCACCTCCAGTGAGCTTGTGCTCATTGACGAACGCTGCGAACCCAACGAACACCGACGCCACTTCGACCCCTTTGATGACAACTTGAGCCATGCCCTTCTCAGCATCGAAGCTCGTCGTTCCCTTGGTGAACAAGGCGTTGAGGAGGTCGGCCTGCTCCTGGGTTACCTTCGCCACAACTTCGATGTACGTGCCTTCGACGTTCGTCGCCGTCGCTCTGGCCTGTGTGGCGTACATGGTCATGGCCGTTTCGGACTCTTCGACAGCACCTTCCTCCGTCGAGGTCGAGGCTTCATCGGTTCCTCCGATGTACTTCAGAGCCTTGGCCTGTTTGACGATGGCTGCCGCTGTGATTGGGTCGCCGCTGGCGATGAGCTTCTTCCAAACTTTGACGGCCTTCTTGGTGTCGAACTTTCCTTCGCTGAGGCGGGACGTGAGTTCCTTCCGGGACAGAATCCGAGTCTGCCCTTCGTTCTTGGGCAGTTGCTCCCGATCGACACCGGCCGCTTTCAGAGCGTTGAGCACCACCCAAGCCGAGCGGTACTGCGTGACCCTTGAGTCCGTCATGTCCCATTTGGCCCAAGCGTAGGCCGACAGTGATCGGTGGGGGATGTAGAGTTGATCGGCTTCGATGATGTGCAGGGCGTCGACCAGTTCGAAGAACGAATCCTGCGCCCCCTGAATCCGAAGCTCCTGCTTGCCGAGTTGTTTCGTCTGTTCGGCAGTGAGTTTCTCTTCCTTGACCGCTTCCTCCGTCGCACTTTTCTTGACCATGAGACAGCAACCTTTGTGAACAGCCATTTCGTTTTGGCCTCGCACTTCGCTTGGCCGATGGCTGGCACTCCGGTGTCGCTGATTCCGTTGGCCTTTTGTCCCCTCTTTGACGTAACCCGTTGCAGATGCACAGGTTGTTCTGTCCGATCGAGCTTTGCCCTGTCCGGGTTGTGACGTAAGTGCTTGCACAGGCTCAGTCGATGTTGTCTGCTGTCTAGGATCTCCCTCGAACTTCGCCGGTTTCGGTGTCGCTGGTTGCCTGCTTCTGGGTTTGTCCGGGTATGGCGAAACTCAACGAGAATCTGCGGGCCGTACTTGCCCACCTGAAGGCGAAGGGCCTGAGCGTGAAGGATGTAGCGGAGCGTGCGTTCTTCTTTGGTGTCGAAGAGCGAGACGCCTACTACAAATGGTTACGGCGGGTGAAGACGGAGGAGAACTCACGCCCCAATGCTCGATACGAGCGTGCGCTGCTGTGCCTGCTTTACTCAGATGGGCGAGGACTGCTCAGCGACGAGGCTTTCGATCATGCGAAGGCTTTGGAGCGATATGATCTCGTGAACGAGGTCATCACCTTCGGCAAGGTGCCCGAGAAGAAGCACAGAAAAGAATCGGAGCCGAAGCCAACGGCCCCAGCCCCGGACGATAACAGCGACATCAACAACGCCCTCCTGACTCACATGAGGGACCGCTTCATTGGGTCGAGGCACGAGGGAGGAAACCCAAGGGATGCCGCATTGCGGTATCTGCTTCAGGGTCGTGCCGCCGATCCGGTTGTGCCGAAGCTCTTCGACCCACAGAGCCGCTCGTACCTCATCCAAGTGCGCAGCAGGATCAAGGCGAAGATGGGGCCAGAGGTGAACCTGGAGCAGGCGATCGATCTTGTCCTCGACGAGCTTCGGCACTCGTTCGGCCCTCCACAAAAGTAA